TTTCCGCCATTGGCATAGGGCTGGATGGCATAAGTCATAGTGTCTATGTAGGCTTTTATGGGTTTAACTATGCCCCATTTAACTAGCATTCCTACAAGGGTCAGGATCGCAATAAGAGCTGCTGCCAGTTGCCCGGCATTGATTAACTGTGTCATGAGATGGCCAACTTAATTTCCCTTGTAGTTATTACGGCCTTGCCATTTGCCTTAAGCATAAATGCCACTGGCTGGCCTTTAGTTGATTGAAATAGCCAAACATCCTTTACAAAGGTAGTTGCGCCTTTTTTAAGGCTTACAGTCTGGTAGCCAGTTGAGTCTCTGATCCCTTGTGGATCGCGTGTCCAGCGGATTGTCAGTTCAGTAGCGCCACCAATTTTAGGTGTTTTAATGTTTAGGTAAGCGGCGAATAATGCCCCGGCAACCGAGTCGGCATTAGGAATAACAGTTAATAGGCCGTCTACCTCTAAGGCAGTCCACACGTCAGCTTTAAGCGTCTGTGTAGGTATCTTTGATGAGGCATCAGATTTGCGGCTAATGTATTGGCTCATGCATCTATCCACTTCTGGGGGTTTCTGTGCTTAGTTGGATTCCAAGTACGGCTAGCAAGAATTTGGAAATGTAAGTGTGGGCCAGTGCTTCTACCTGTATTCCCACTAAGCCCAATGTAATCGCCCTTGGCAATGCGCTGGCCAACCTGTACACCAACCTTGGATAGGTGGCAGTAGCCAGCCCACAAGCCTGCTGTGCCGTCTGGAAAGCGGTTGTTATCCACGATTACGTGCAGACCAAAGGCAAAGCCCCAGCCTTTCTTGTACATGTGTTTGCCAGCGTGTACAACTGTGCCACCTACAGCTGCGTAGACAGATGTGCCTACTGATGCTCGGTAATCAATGCCCTTATGAAGTGTGCCATTTCGGTATTTAGCCCCGTATGGAAATGTGACAATGCCTAATCTAATCGGCTTCATCTAGGTTGGCCCTGCCATAGTTGTCATACTCTGGATTAAGCCAGTTAATGATGATTGGTAATGCTGATACAAGGCCAATAGTTAATGCCGGGTGAATGCCTAAAGTGTCTGCATTTACAAGCAACCAACCAAGCACACCAGCGCCAAATACCTTAACGAATGAGGCTATTGGGCTATGTGCAAACCATGTTAGGAATGACATTATAAAGCTGCAATTTCCTCGGCAGTTAATCCAAGATCAGCAAGTTTGGCTAATGCGCTAGTGCGAGCAGCTGCTTTAGCATCTAATACTGCTTGTTGTTTTTTAACTTCTACTTGCATAGCTTTGTGCGCTTTTACCTCGTCATCTGTAAAAGGTCGCTCTATTACTTGACCCGTTGCAGCGTCTAACTCAACTGCTATTAAAACTTCTTCTTTTGCTGTAGGCATGTTATGAGTTCCTTAATCCGTAAACGCGAACTGTTCCAGTAATTGTTCCACTGGTGGGTGCTAAAAGAAAACCATCAAATTGTGTTGTTGCGTTAAACATCATTCCAACATTTCTTGTCACAGCCTCATCCGTTGTTGTATTTTGAACAAATGTTTTTGCTGCTAATTGTGGATTTATAAACATAAACTGACCACCACCCGGTCCCCCAGCATTGGTTCTACCTGCTTCAGTCCATGTTGTAGCGCTTTGTGCTTGAGATCCAGCAGGTGTTGCAACGCCAAAAACTATTGCTACTGCTCCGTAAAAGTAATTGCTTGTGCTATTAGTTGCCCCTGCTGCTCGCATATTCATAGTTATGTTTGCTGCTACCGTGCCACTTACATTTAATAAAACTTGGTAATTTGCATAAGCAGAAGTAAAAACATTGTCTAAAGATACCGATGAGGCTGCTGTAAATGAGGTTGTGTTAATTAACTGATGTCCAACATTTTTGCCACCTGTAACACTAAATAAAGTGGTGTCAACAGAGCTGCCAAGAGTGCGAATAGCAGATGCGCCATCCTTGACATACGCCGTATTATCGGGCGTAGTCCACGAGTAGTTAGTGGTTGTTGCCATTATAAATCATCCCATTCTTGTGTACTTGGAGTATACCCTGCCCAAGTTGTGGTTGGTGGTATTTGATCCCAGATAATACTCAAATAAGTTTCAGAGTATGCCGAACAGGTCAGGGCAAGTTCGGCGGTGTATCTGGTCAAGTTCCATGTGTAGCCCTCGACAAAGCCGTCAAAGGTAGTTCCAAAGACTGCTGGTAGTGCGCTGGTGTTTACTCGTAGACCGTTGTAAACGGCTGCTAGGGCATCCCTAGTGGCATCTGTAACGGTAGGTGAGTGTAAAGGTATTGTGATTGTTTCTGGGTACATTCTTGGGTATGCACGAGATTCTAAAAAGTCGTTGGCTTGTGCCAATGCGTCAGCTGCATTATGTAGTTGAGTTGTGCGAGTTCCAGACAACTGGCCGTATTGAATAATTGAATTTTCATCACGCGCATTCTCTGTGCCTGCCCGGTATGTCACGTTTACATCATTGACGATTTCGCCCCATTGGGCTTGAGTGCGAAGCCCTTGGGCAAGAATGTCGTCAGCTGTAAGAGTTAATGGGCTTGCGCTGGATCGGCTGGCATAATCGTCATAGTGCAGATCTCCATCGCCACCCTCCCAAAGCACACCGCGACCCGAGTTAGCAGCTTGTGTCGCAAGTGTGTAGGCATCAGCTTCGCCAGAATTGTAGGCCATAAGTTCGTAAACACCCGGCACATCAACATTGGCAGTTAGGTTATCAACCAAAGCCACATTGGTTGCATCATAACTAGCCCATGTTGTTTCACTAGGCAGGTCATTCCAAGTAATAGTTGCACTTAAGTCATTCCATGATTGTAAAAATGCTTCACTAAGAATGTTTAGGATTCGTGTGCCGTCAAACTCTTTAGCATAGTTGCTACCGCCGACTAAGTGACGGTTTAGCTGCGACAAAGGGCCAACGGCTGTAATGGTGTAAACGGCAATTGAGCCGTCTGATCCGTATGCCTGCAGGCTGATGTCAATATCAGAAATAATGCCTGCAAAGATTTCTTGTGTGCCTGATGTTCCCTTGTTAATTGACACTGATACTTGTTGGCTTAATGCAATGTTTAGTGGCTCGCTGGCATCTGTCCAAAGGCTGATTGAGGCAAAGCCGGGCTGTGGCTGTGTGGTTACATCATTACGACCCATGCGGATTGAGATAGATGAGATGGTCTGGTCAGCGTAAGTTGTAGCCCCTGCAAAGGTCACAGTTGGATAGGGATCGTAACTGGTCACAATGTAGCCCCGACTAGGTTAACTGCCCCTGTGCGCCTAGAGGAGTCTTGTAATAGGCGTTCAATGCTACGGCGAGCAGACTCACCATCAATGACACCATTCATGACAATAGTTACGCCTTGGCCAGCGCCGTTATCTGGACGGATTGAACCCGAGCCACTTGGGACGAATAGTTCAGGGCCAAACTCACCTACGCGTGTCAGCTGACCAGCCCCTACAGGGCCTCCAGCAGCTCTTGAGGTGTAGCCAAGCGCCTTGCCTAAGCGTGAGTCAGCAAACTTAGGGCCCTCACCCGGGTTTATGATCAGAAACTCTAATACAGCGCCGCCAATGTCTTTGGCTTTCTTGTAAGCATTAGCAACAGAGTTAATGCCATTAGCAACACTATTAAGGGCATTAGCAATGTTTGTAAGTGTGTCTGTTGATCCCTTGGCATCACTGTCTGTAAGTGTGGCAAATAACTTGCCAAATGCTTCGGCTACATTACGCAGGGATTCACCAAGGCTGATGCCTCCAGCCTTGCCACCTAAGTCATTAGAAAGCATCTTGACCTTGTTGGATAGTCCGCTGCTTTCATCCTCGCCACTAAATCCCTTGGCAACTAGGTTTACTTGCTCTAGTAATGATTTAAGCGTTGGCAGGATTGCAACACCGATTGACTCTTTGAGTTCACCAAAGCGCTCTGTGACAATGGCCAACTGGCCTGCATAGGTCTTGGTGTTGGCTTGAGCTGCGCCACCAAATAATCTAACCAATTCACCTTGTACGAGGTTGAAATCGCCAGACTTTTTGATGGCTTCATCTAATGGAATACCTAATTTGGTTAATGCACCTATGTTGCCGTTGTAGGCCTTACCAAGTGTGAGCGATACAGTTTCAAGGTCTCTACCGGTTGCAACGCTAATGTCTAAAGCAAGGTTAGTAAGTTCTTGTGCCTTACCAACATCACTTGTGGCTCTAGCAAGGTTAGCCAGTGCCGGGCGCAATTTAGTGTCGGCTACACCAAAGGCTAATTGTTGTTTAGTGATGTATTCCTCGGTACTTGCAATTTGAGCATCTGTGGCATTGGTAGTGTTTTTAAGCGCTTGAGCCAATTTAAGTTGTGACTGCTCGTCCTCAATGGCTGCTTTTACTCCATCAATACCAATCTTGACTGCATAGGCTGCGGCAGCTGCGCCAGCAACAACAAAGGCAGCCGCGGCCATTTTTCCGTATTTGCCAAGGCTCTTTGTAAAGCCTTTGGCATCGGTGTCAGCCTTAGCAAGACTGCGACCAAACTGATCTACATCAGCAAGTAGGTTGAGTTTGAGAGTTCTTACATCAGCCATTGTCTGACCACTTTTCTATTACTCGGCGATTCACTGCGTCTTTCCAACGTCTAGTTAACTCTGGCTGGATGCGCTTGAGTGTTGCAAAGATACCGTAGCCAGTATTGCCTCTGCCTTGTGCAGGTGAACGCTCTGGAAAGCGGCGACCACCATTAGTAAATGGTGACGGGCCACCAAACTCTGAACCAAATAAAACTTGACCGGACACAGCGCCGCCACTAAATCGGCCTTTATTGCCACCAATAGTTACATTGGGTATACGGTCTTTATTGGCTCGGATTGTAGCTGCAACCTTTTGAGCCTGTGCTGGCAATGGATTTAGGTTGTAACTTGATTGCATTTCGGTTGCTGACCAAGCACTAATGCTAGTGACATCATCCTTAAGGGCTTTTTTAGCGCCCTCATCCATCTCTCGAAATGCTTTATAAAGAGATCGCAGGTCACGAGAGTCAGGTGTCATTTTGACAGTTACTTTGTCAGCCATGACCATTCCTCTCTGTAATCAGCTTTAGTG